AATTCTTGGTCATACTGTTCCGGCGACATACTGGCCGCTGCGGCCTGCAGCTCTTCCTGCGGTAAAATTTTCGTATCGCTGGCCTTCAGCATTGAGCGATACCAGCCGCCTTCGTTACCCGCCAATTCCCAATAATCATAAAAAGCGTTATGGCCTGCAGGTGTACCGATAAAAATACAATACGTCGGGCATTCTACCGTATTGCGATCTGCTAAAGCCGGACGCAGGATCTCAGGAAAGACGCGTTCCGGCATGCTGCTCACCTCATCGCAGACAATGCCATCAGCATAAATACCGCGAAGCCGATCAGGCTCTTCACCGCCGACCAGCTGCAACCTCGCGCCGTTCGGCAAATCACAGCGCAGCTCCGTTTCGTTGAACTTCACGCCGGGTATCTTGCGTGCAAATTCCTTACAGTAGTCCCATGCAACAGCCTTTGCCTGCACGCGCGTCGGAGCCACATAGAAAAACCGCGCATTCGGTCGCGGACATAAGATCGCGTCACGCAGCAGGTGATTTATCGCCATCACCGTCTTACCGAAACGACGATGCATGACAAGCACCGACCAACGGTGCTGCGATACCTGCTCATGCAGCAACTGCTGAAGCGGACGCGGGGTATAAGGGATCTCAATAGCGTTGTCCGCTTTGGCGGCTTTACGGCTCAATGGAGCGTCTCCGCAAGCTCGTCAGCAATATGGGGTGCGACGAGTATCGATAGAAACTCGCGCGCCTCTAAAGGCGAGTCAAAGCCTTCCACGGCGATGTGCAGAACTGTTGCACCGTCTTGCGACGTGCGGGTCCATGCAGAGTAGAGCGGCGTGTACATGTGTGCGTGTGGGTCCACTAATTGTCTATATACGCTATAGAGAGGCGCGCCCAACTTTCGGGGTATACGGGGGTCTGTCAAAACGAGAAAAGTATTTTCCTGCGGCACGGCTTCAGGTGCGCAACCTGACGGTCAGCCCTTGGTTTCCAAGGGCTTCAGCTGTACGCGTAACAACCGTGTAACAAAATTAAAAGAAAGCGGCGGGGTATGCCGTTGGGCTGCTTAGTTGTTGCGACTGAGTATTAGTTTTGTTCGCTGTTCTCGCGCGAGTTGCTGACCTCTTCCTGCGTGTCACACACACAGCTTCCACCACAACCGCACTTCCCTTTCCGCGTATAAACCTTGCCGCTCTCCTTACGCCTCTGCCTCCATACCGGCTTGGATAACTGTGCTGCCTCAACACGTCTCATCGTCTTGACCTGTTCACCTTCTTGCTCACTGCGCGCAGGTTGCTGCGCTTGTTGTTAAGCGGATTGCGGTCACGATGATCGACATCGAGGCCGAGCAGCTTCGCACCGTTCGCTGCCATCTTGCGTCGCGCCTTGTTCCTGCTGCTGCGTCGCTTCACTTGCTTTGGCTTGGCATGGTAGCTGTCGTATTCTTTGCGGTAATTCCGCGCCATCAATAGCTGCGCCTTACCTTGCGCATCTTCTTCGGCTTCGGCGTTGTTGGCTTCTTCTTCTTCTTCGACTTCGTCTTACTCGCTGACATCACCGCTACCTTTCACAAGCTTGATTACATCTGCGCTCGGCTTCTGCGCAGCCGTGTGATCTGTGCCGCTTCCCCACTGCAGCTTGATCACGCCACCGCTATCCTCTGGCACGTCTTCCTTACGATGCCGCACGTCCCAAGGCCGCATCCTTGCAAACACAAACTTCAGCGTATCGATATGCAGCCTGCGGCGTTGCACTTCAGCATTGGCAAGGTGCCGCTCCACGTCATCGAGCGGCTTGCGCGCCAGGTCGAACATCTCGTCCATGAGAAACTCTGCGCCAATCGCACGCGCCTTTGAGTACATATCGTACAGCTCGTCATCGCGTTGAACGCGACGCAACACTGGCGACCAGTCGGGCAAAGTATCGTCGTTGTCGCAGATCGAGCGCAGCGATTTGCCGACGCTTAACTCGTCGCAGATCCGCCGCATGACCGCTTTGGTTATTTTTACAGGTGTTCGTCGTTTCATATTTACTACAAAAGAAGCCCGATTGCGGAGGGGCAATCGGGCTAGTCTGTTTCAATCAGGGTCTAGGAGAATCATAGTCGACGCATGCAATGCGCCAACGCTAAGAAAATATAACCTCTTTTCGGTACTTTGGATACATCCTGTAGCGTGAAAGCTGTGAATGTTGGCTAGATCTTGTGCGTGTCAAAAGTCTTGATCGTTCTTATCTGCAATCTCGTCAAGCGCATCCGACTGCAATTTCCATACTAACTCGCTTAATGTGTACATGGGATGCAGCAGCTCGTAGCTTATCCAATACTGTGGCGGCTTGCCTTGTTTAAGTGATTTAAACATGCCGCGCTGCTTTACTTCAGAACCCTTCATCCAGCCGTGTAGCTGATACTTGTTGCGATTAATCTGACTTACCAGAATAAACTTGCGATCATCGTGATCTTTTTTACTAACATACAGATGGCAGCTGTTTGGCGGCACCTGCGGCGTTGTCCGAACCTCTAAATCACCGACATCACCGCGCGCTTTAAATGTGTTTACGCTGCAATCCCAGTAAAGATTTAACGCCTTTGCGACTGCCATTTCACCAAACGCACCGGCTATGTGATTTACATAAAGCCCTGCATGTTCTGATGATAGTTGCATAGCGGCTTGGCGCATTGTGCCAATAACATTAGCGACACATAACTCTTTATCGGTTAAGTCCACGTATACCATAAGTTAATCAAAGCTCCTTCGTAGCGTCGTTTAGCGGTGCGGCGATCACAATGCAGATACTTGCCGACTTTAACCCAACTCGGCCCACGCGATCTGAATGCACCGGCATGCGCCACAGCCCATAACAATCTTCTGTCATCAACGCTCGGCATGTTAAGAAGTTGCTTGGCAATAACGTCGTATCGCGTCACTTGTTGCGACGTGGCCGCACCAAGTTTCACCTCGGTCGTCTCGTCGGCGTAGCTTAACCATTCGGGGTGCGGCTCCGGCCACCAGCTGCCCCGATACCTTGGCAGGGCTGCAGGCAGTCGTCGCTCGGTTTCAGCTGCCTCGATAAGCCAGTCGTGCAGCTCGTCGATTGAAATCGGCTTGTTCATTTGCCGTCAAATTTCCATAAAATTTCCAAAAATCTGGTCGATCAGCCGCAGACATATTCTCGGCGTAGACCTGTGCCGCACGATCAATGCGGCTTGGCATATCGCCGTCGACCACAGCGCGATAAGCTGGGTTCGACATTTTCGTATTGCGATTAATCAGTGTACTAAGTTTATCTGATAAATCTGGTTTATCAGTGCTACTGATTAACTTAGTGCTAGAAGATAAATAAGATTCTTGGGGTTGTATAAGCTTAGAGCAGTTATCTGTATTAAGCTTAGTTATAAGCTTATCTTCTATAAGCTTATTAATAGCAAACTCTGTGCCAGAAAAGTTATCCACAGACTTATCCACAGACTTATCCACAGCCCCAACGCGCATTAATTCATCGATTTTATCGTCGATATCCAGCACGCCACGGGCTGCAGCTGCGGCACGCCAGTCGTCCTCAACTGCCATGCATTGCAGCACGATAAAGGCATCAAAGCTGATCATTTTGTGAGCCATCGATTTTGTCGTGGTAAGCCGATCTGCTTGGCGTATTGAATGCCGTATCGCATGCCGACTGAAATGCCGCGATCCATATAGACGGCGACCAAGTCTGCCGTTTCGTACCAGTCGAGCGCCCGGCTCATACCAAGCCTGCGTTCGTCCTTTTTGCGGTCGTCAAGGACTTGTGTGTACAGCAAATGACTTGCAAATGGCGCTTCGCCGCGATCCAAGCTGTCCTGCAAACAACGCCGCGCATAGTCGATATTTTGATCGATATTGACGCCTGCGTATGGCGACTCGATTATGACGCGCATAGCCTTAACCCTGTCTTGCGCTCCTTGTTCTTTTGCCTGGCAATGGTACGCAGCTTTTTAAGCGCAACCTCGTCCGATTCGGCGGTGTTTGCATACTTGTTCAGCCCATATCGCACGGTCGAGCTGTCCCGATTCGTCAGCGGCCCGATTTGATCACTAGTCATATTGAGGTCTTGATTTGCAAGAAACCAAACGCGTTTCCGCCAAGCGACGTAATGCTTGGCTTGCCGTGCGCTAACCAAATCTTCGACGGTTACGTCTTCATCGATCTGCGTTACTGCATAAAGCAAATCTGCCAGCATGTATGGCTTTTGCGGTACGAGGGCCTGTATTGCGGCGCGTTCTTTCTCAATCTGTTCTTCAGTCATCTCGATTCTCCATCAACGTGTTTAAAAACACCTCGACATCTTCGACCGACCGAACTGTCGCGACGTGACAACCTGCCGATCTCAACTCCTGTTGCACTTGTTTTTGAGCAGAGCTTAAACGCCCCGTTTTAGTCTTTATTTCCAAGAAGATCGGCGACCAATTTACGTCTGTTTGCCACCATGTTTTGCTTACAAATATCTCCAGATCGGGCCAGCCAGCGCGGACGCCCATGCGTTTCTGCTTAACGCGATATTGTATCTTGTGATTGCCTTCATTCGGGCTGTGATGAATGACGCTGCCCGGACCTAACCGTGCCTGCAGATAGTCAATGATCTGCACATGCAGTTCAAACTCAGTCACTTGAAAACTCTGCAATGAGTTCGTCTGCAGTCACCTGACCATCAGTGATAAGCAAGATTCGCCGACACATTTCTAACGACGGCTTTCTGCGGCCAAGGCGTATTGATGTGATAGTTGATCGACTGCAGCCAAGCTGCAAGGCCAGATCGTCGTGAGTACGCGCTGTGTGTAATATGTAATCTTTAAAGTTCATACCAGTACGTCTTAACGTACTTAATGTAACGTTGTCAATTTTTCCTCTGACGCGCGCGTTTTAGGTGTTGTTATTTATATGAACAAGTCTAACCTCTTTGTTACTATGAGTAACAGATTAACCAAGGTGAGACATACAGACATAATTGGAGACAACAAAAATGCGGACAAACAAAAGGGCATCGCAGTCTGCCGGAGATCCGGCTGCAACCAACGTCGTGAATCTATTTTCACCGCGTAAAAGAATAGACCCACTGCAGAACGAGGGAGTTATCGAGGCGTGCCGTGATTTTTTTTCTCGTGGTAATTTAACGCCGAGCGGGCAAGCTACAAATAAAATCTTAAAATTGAGCCGACAGGATCAGCTCGATTACGGAATGCTTGGCCCGATATTACTTGCACGATCACCGTGTAACTTCGACACGCACCAAGGAATTTACATTAAATTTCTTTGTGACGCTCGATTACCTCGTTTCTGCCATTTTATATTCTGCGCCCACATCAACAATCGAACGCTAACGCGTGAATTAGCTATCAATCTTATCGGCAGTGTTAATCATTTGTTGACTGAACGTATCGGATCAACGGCTAATGAATGCATCGATGAGCTGATTGACGAAGGCTTATGCACTGAGGAGAACGGCGAGCTTAAATGCACGCGTCGTCTCGCTTATTACATAATCGAAATGCTGGCTTACCTCGTCGATGCTATGAACGGCTGGGGCAGCTTTTCACGTTGCCGTTTTGAAGAGGTCTGGGGCGCAGATGGTGAGACAAACTGGGTGCATATTGACGCACCTTTGGAGAAAGCCATTGCCTAGCAACAATAAAACAAACGCGCTCAAAGAATCCTTTAATAAAAGTTTTGGTGAGCGCATGCGCTATGCTCGAATTAATTATGGTATCACAGCGGACGAGCTTGGTCGTCGTATAAATTCAAGCGGACAAGCTTATCGCCGGTATGAACGTGGCGAGGTGATGCCGAAAATCGATCAGCTTTTAAGTATTTGTGACGTTCTCGGTGTTCAACTCGACGCGCTTGTTTTCGGTAACGCAAGCGATACGCCTGCGATTGAAGTGACGGTGCGGCCAGGCGACCGCGTAGTGATCAAAGGCGAAGCGGACAGTGCAATTGACGCACCGTATAAATCGCCGGTTAAGATTGCTGGCAATGCCCAACGTTTAAAACGAACGCGCGTGAAAAACGTGAAAGGCGTGAAAGCTGTGGAAAACAAGGGTTAGGATTAATATTTTAATTTACCTTTGCGTCGTGTTTACGTACTCATGGTTATATGGCTTATGACTTTGTACCTAATTGGGCATCCCGATATTCTTTTGACGCACACTCCCCAAGTGGGTGCGGCAGACCAGACGATTTAGAATTTTTTGAGAAGTGTATTGCTCGGCCTCGCGGAATGCGGTGGCCGGGCAACGCCGCTATGGCAGGCGGTCGCGCCGCAGAAACGGCGGTTAATCTTGCCACGGTACACAATGAACCTTGGCAGAACGCCTTTAGATCTGCGCTTGCAGAGTACGACGAACACGAATCACCAGCACACATTGAGAACGACCGCGACAAGCATTCGCTTATCCGCGACTACGTGCATACCGTTAAGCAATCGAAAGAAGAAAAAGAAGCAGGCGCGCCCGAAGTATCCGGCACGTTCTTCGAGCTTGTTTGCCAGAACCTGCTGGCAGGCACGCTGGAAGCAACCAAGGGCGCGAACCGTATCGAAGACGGTCGATGGGTATCAATGCAGTTCGATGGCGTCGAGCTGGACTTTATCGGTCAGATCGATCTTGAAGCCGGTGCCGTTGTCGAGCTGAAGACATCGTGGCCGTCACCTGCCGACACGCGGTCGGGCTTCCGCATGCCGTCGCTGCCGACAGCACCGCGTCCAGAACACGTAATGCAAACGGCGTTATATCGCGCATGGCTGCACCGCCGAGAAGAGCATGTGCCGGTTAAACTGATATACGCCACGCCAGCAGGCTTTCGCGTTTTTGACAGTGATAGTTGCGATCAGCTTGGCGACGCCGCTATGGCACGCGCGCTCGAACGCATGTGCCGCATTGCGCGTAAGCGTGAACACCTGATGAAACGTGCGGAAGACCTCG